CCAACTGCGACAGAGTTCTATATAGGTCCAGCAGTATCTTTAACAAATATCAGCGGCGCAACCTACGTCGCCTACCTCTTCGCCCACGATCCCCTCGGCCCGTCTGGTGATGGCAGCGATGGGCTGATTGCGTGTGGGAGTTGGTCTGGCACTGGCGCAAATCAAACCATCAATATTGGCTTTGAGCCTCAGTGGATGTTGGTTAAGGATGTTAACTCCGTAAGCAATTGGTTTGTGATTGATAATATGCGTGGTTTCACTGTTACTACAAACTACCCAACTTTGTATCCCAATAGTTCTTCGGCAGAGGCTACTTTTACTTCAGGCTATACTTTCAGGCCAACTGCAACCGGCATCGAACTTTTGTCTACAGACACCAACTTTAATGCTGTCGGTGATAGCATCTTCTACATCGCCATCCGCCGTGGCCCGATGCGTGAGCCGACGAGCGGGACGGAGGTGTTTGGGGTGGCGCTAGGGACGGGGACATACACGCACACGACAGGTTTCCCTGTCGATTTAGCAATACAAGCTACTAGGGCAAGCACAATAATTCATCGGCCTTACGATAGACTGAGAGGTGGTGGCCTTTATCTTGAGACAAGTTCCTCTGCCGCCGATCAAGGCGGCGGCACTGCTTCTTTCGCTAATAATACAGGATACACCAATTATGCGGCTAGCCTAAATGCAGTTGACTGGATGTTCCGCCGCGCCCCCGGCTTCTTCGACGTGGTGGCGTATACTGGGACGGGTAGCGCAAGGACTGTGTCGCATAACTTGGGCGTTGCGCCTGAGATGATGTGGGTTAAAAAGCGGAGCAGCGCAACCAACTCCGATTGGGGGGCATACCACGCTGGTCCTGGAGCAACTGACAGGTTAATACTAAACGACGTATATTCTACCCAAGCAAACAGTTCATTCTGGAACAATACAAGCCCAACCGCTTCAGAGTTTACTGTAGGCACATCTGTAAATACAAATGAAAACGGGCAAACATTCATCGCCTACCTATTCGCCACACTCCCCGGAGTGAGCAAGGTCGGCAGCTACACGGGCAACGGCTCGTCGCAGACTATCAACTGCGGCTTCACGGGCGGTGCGCGGTTTATCCTCATCAAGCGGACTGACAGCGCGGGCGATTGGTATGTCTGGGACACGGCTCGCGGCATTGTCTCGGGCAACGACCCGTATCTAAGCCTGAATACGACCGTCGCAGAGGTGACATCGTATGACAGCGTCGACCCCGACAGCAGCGGCTTCATCGTCAATCAGGTGGCGGCGACCAACGTGAATGTGTCGTCTGCAAGCTACATATTCTACGCTGTGGCGTAGACTCAATCCCATCTGAAAGGATCAACCTCATGGGCGACTACAGACACACAGAAACAGGCGAAATCAAACAGCGTGACATGGCCCACTCAGCCTGAGTAGAGGATGCGACGATGACCAAAGCGCGTGATCTAGCTAACGTCGTTTCGGCAGGGGGCGGGTTGTCCACGGGCCAAGTCGACATCACAGAACAGGGCGATCTGCGGCTGCAAGACACGACCGGCGGTCAGTACGTCGCGTTGCAAGCGCCCGGTACTGTTTCCGCTAGCTTTACTCTGACGCTCCCTGCGGCAGATGGCAGTGCCAATCAGTTCCTTAAAACAGATGGCTCTGGTGCTCTAACATTCACCAATACCCTAGTTGACCCAGCCATCACGGGCACAATCCTCGAAGATGTCTACACCATCTCAGACGGTGCCGCCTTCGAGATAGACCCCGGTAATGGCTCTGTGCAGCTTATCACGCTGGGTGCCAGCCGCACGCCAAAGGCCACAAACTTCGCCGCCGGTGAGGCTATCACGCTGATGGTCGATGATGGCTCTGCCTACACCCTGACATGGACGGACGCCACATTCGGCGGCTCTGGCGTGGTGTGGAAGACGGACGGCGGCGTGGCACCTACGCTTAACACTACGGGCTACACTGTCATCACGTTGTGGAAAGTCTCAACGCAGGTCTACGGCGCTCGCGTGGGGGATGCGTGATGCTGAAGCCTAAGCTGCTTTCCGCTACGGCGGCGGTTCCCGAAGTTATTGCCATCGAGGACGTGTTCTCGACATGGCTTTACACGGGCAATGGGTCCGCGCAGGTTATTGAGAATGGTATCAATCTGGGGCAGTCCAACGCTGGTGGGTCTGTTTATTTCAATGGAGCAAATGATACTTACGTTGGCCCATCTGTTTCTCTATTGAGCAGTTCTTCAAGTTTTACATTTGAGTGTTTTGCATATTTTAATACCACTGGCAGCAGCAGTGACATGGGGATGGTTGTTTCCCAGTATGAAGCCGGTCAATCAGGAAGGATGCTTTTTGGAAGCCAAGCTGGCTCACTGGTGCTTAGGGTTAATGGAGCAACTGTTTATCTTACTGGTGCTATTTCTATTAATCAATGGTATCACATAGCTTGGACATTTGACGGAAGCACTCATAGGCTTTTTATTGATGGCACACTAGTTGACAGCAGCAGTTCTGTGCCATCTTTGTATACAGGCGTTCCAACAACTTTTGGCGGTCAGCCTAGCAGCTTATTAAATAATTTCAACCTTGATGGCTACCTATCAAATATCCGTATTGTTAGTGGCTCTGCGCTTTACACATCTAGCTTCACCCCACCCACATCTGCCCTAACCGCAGTCAGCGGCACTTCCTTGCTCACTTGCCAAGGCGCTGATCCTTTTGTGGACAACAGCAGCAACGCCTTCACGATCACGAAGAATGGCAATCCGCAGGCAAAATCCTTCGGCCCCTTCGATGCGGCTGAAGCTGGTGAGGGTGGGCTGGTTTGGACTAAGGCAAGAAGCTTTCCCAATGGTGGGGATGGGCGTCATGCCTTGGCTGATACGGAAAGAAGCAGTGCAGGTAGCGGAGAATACCTATCGACAAACTCTACAGCTTCAGCAGAGACAGCCTTTGACACAGATTTTGGCGGCTTCAATAGCAATGGTTATTCTCTAAGTGGCAGCACATTTTATGGGGCCTTAAATCTGTCGGGCAACTCCTACACCTCATGGACCTTCCGCAAGGCCCCGCGCTTTTTTGATGTGGTGACGTTTAGCACAACAACTGGATCATCTACACCGATAACCGTCAATCATAACCTTGGCGCAACGCCCGGTTGTATTATAGTCAAGCAAACAAATGCAGCTGCGGATTGGTTTGTTTATCACCGGAGTGCATCTGCAAATTATTACCTATCCCTTAATTCTACAGACTTTCAACAGAATGGTGGAACCTCAAAGTTTTACCCTGCACCAGATAATACGTCTTTTTATCTTGGCGGAGACTTTGTTCAAAACGGCACCTACGTCGCCTACCTCTTCGCCCACGACCCGCTGGGGCCGTCTGGTGATGGCAGCGATGGGCTGATTGCGTGTGGGAGTTATACGGGGAATGGGTCAAGCAACGGGCCTGAGATTACGCTGGGGTGGGAGCCGCAGTGGCTGTTGCTTAAAAGCGCCGATAACACTGGTGATTGGGTGCTTGCGGACACTATGCGGGGCATAGCAAACCCTAGCCCTATGATGCGTTTATATCCTAACCTCACTACAGAAGAGCAGAATTTTTCAAGCGGGTATGTAACTTCTACTGGCTTCAAAATAACTGCGACTGGAACAGCTTTAAACGGAAGTGGTGCAAATCACATCTACATCGCCATCCGCCGTGGCCCGATGCGTGAGCCGACGAGCGGGACGGAGGTGTTGGAAAGTGTGGCGTTTACAGGAGATGGCGCGGCGAACAGGACTATTGGCTCAAGCCTGACGCCTGATTTGGTTTTGCTGATGGATAGGGATGCGACAAGCACCAATTGGTCATCGTACGCGCAAGAAATATTTGACCGGATTAGGGGGGAAAACGTAAATCTGGCGACATCCAGTGCCAATGCAGAGGTTGGAGGTTGGGCTAATACATATTTTAACTTAGATCAACAAATAGGATGGAGCAATGGCAGCAACTCAGCCTACACTAACAATTCTGGCACAGACTATGTGAGCCATAACTTCCGCCGCGCCCCCGGCTTCTTCGATGTGGTGGCGTATACTGGGACGGGAAGCGCAAGAACTGTGGCGCATAACCTAGGCGTTTCGCCTGAATTAATGCTATTTAAAAAACGTAACGCTTCAATAAATAGCAGTTGGATGGTGTGGAATAAAGATACTGGATATTCTAATTACGATATTAGATTAACATTAAATAACGGCGCAAGCTATGGGAGCAATATTACTGGGCTTTGGAGCGGCTCTATAGCAACTTCAACCTCGTTTGGGCTGGGGACATCTGATTATGTAAATGGTTCTGGCAACACCTACATCGCCTACCTCTTCGCTACGCTCCCCGGCGTAAGCAAAGTCGGCAGCTACACGGGCAACGGCTCGTCGCAGACAATCAACTGCGGCTTTACGTCAGGCGCACGGTTCGTTCTGATCAAGCGCACCGACAGCACAGGCGATTGGTATGTCTGGGATAGCGCCCGTGGTATTGTTGCTGGTAACGATCCGCACTTGTCGCTGAACACTGCGGCGGCGGAAGTCACGACAGACGATAGCGTGGACGCGGAAAGTTCGGGCTTTATCGTCAATCAAGATGCGGCGACCAACGTCAACGTGTCGTCTGCAAGCTACATTTTCTTGGCGGTGAGTTGAACATCATACCCCATCTGAAAGGATCAACCTCATGGGCGACTATCGGCACAGAACTACAGGCGAAGTGAAATCGCAGGGCGAGTGGCGCCGGCACCATGCCAACACGTCGTTTCCCCGCGTCTGGACGCAGGATACGCTGGACAGCCTCATGCTCGATGCGGTGTTCCCCACGCCCAAGCCGGACGCAGGCCCGTATCAGACCGCCGCGCGCGATGGCGTCGAGCAGGATGCGAAGGCCAACTGGGTCGAGCGGTGGACGATCCGCGACATGTTCGCCGACTACACCGACGATCAGGGCGTGACGCATACGAAGGCCGAGCAGGAGCAGGCGTATCAGGCTGGCCTCGATGCAACAGCGGCAAAGAGCGTGCGTGCCCAGCGTGACAATCTGTTGGCAGAGACGGACTGGATCGTCATCATGCACACCGAGAAGGGCACGAACATTCCCGCTCAATGGGAACTGTATCGTCAGGCGCTTCGTGATATAACGGTTCAGGCGGGGTTCCCGCATCAGGTCGAGTGGCCCGTCAAACCGTAAGGAGCGCGCAGCATGTTCGGCTTCTCTCCTCTCGCAGCCGTTCCGCTTGCCGACGATACCGGGGCAGTAGCTGCGGTCGTCAACGTCACTGGCGTCTCCGCGACTGGTGCGGTCGGCACGGTCGCCATTGTTGGTGGTGCGAGCGTAACCATCACTGGGGTCAGCGCGACAGGAGAGGTCGGCACCGCTGCGGCGACAGGTGACGCGAACGTCAACGTAACCGGGCTTCAAGCCACAGGCTCGGTCGGCACAGTCACTGTACTCGCGGGCGATGTTATCATTCTCGTCACCGGCCTTCAGGCTACTGGATCGGTCGGCAGTGTGACTGTCGAGGGGGATGCGAACGTATCTCCAACAGGGGCGAGCGCAATCAGCTTGGTTGGCCCTGTTACCGTCAACGAAGGGTCAGGAGTTATTGTCCCCGTCGTCGGTATTTTCTGTATCGGGGAGTTTGGTGCCGTAACGACGCAGGCTGACGCCAATGTGCAGGTCACCGGCTTTGAGGCAACGGCTGCTGTCGGGGCTGTCGATGTCAGAGGCAGTCAGGTAACTGTAGTAACCGGCGTCAGCGCGACTGGTCAGGTGGGCGTCGTGACGCCCATCACTAATGTTGTGGTCAACGTCACTGGAGTTTCGGCTACAGGTCTGGTGAAGCCTGTGCTAGTGTGGAGCAAAGTTGTTCCAGCACCCGGCACCATCTGGACTCAAATCGCGGCGTGAAGGTAGGACATGGCGAGCACATACACATCCAACGCTGGCATCGAGCTTATTGCCACCGGCGAGCAGTCGGGGACGTGGGGCAACACGACCAACACGAACTTGCAGATCATCGACCGCCTGACCACGGGCGTAGGCGCTATCACGCTTTCCGGTTCCACGCACACCTTGGCGACTACCAATGGCGTGCTGTCAGACGGGCAGTATGCCGTGCTCGTGCTTGGCGGGTCTCTGAGCGGGCCCAACACCGTCACGCTTACACCCAACACGCAAGACAAGGTCTACATCGTAAAGAACAACACCGGGCAGAATGTCGTCCTGACCCAAGGTAGCGGCGGGAACGTCACCGTTGCCGCTGG